GTTTGATTTCCTTAGGGAAATCCGGGGATGGTTAGTCCCGGGGCATTAATAAATTTAAAATCCATTGACATCTTCATCATCTGGGACGGTATCAATGTAAACGTCGGCTACTGTTCCAGTATCGCTACCAGAAACATAACCATTACTCATTTGCAAAGTACCTCCTTGAGTGACAAAGTATTGTGCAATATATACACATTGTCCTGAATTTTCGACTCCTACACTTGAGGATTGGTCCAAATCAAATGCCAAATCATTAGCGACACCTCCTCCTATCGTAAAGGAGGGTGTCGCTGTGACAAGTCCACTTGGTGAAGTAAACCAAAAAGTTAGTCTAACTGTGCCAGTAAAAGTTGAATCAAAAGTGATCAACCCTGTACTTGGTACCACAGTAACAAAAGAGGGCGACTGATATGGTATCACTTGTGTGGGCGGCAAATAGCCACCGTTAGTGTTACCGGAAAACTGTCCATGATAATTTGCTTTAGGTCCATCAGTCCTAGTTTTTAAAAGATCGATATCATAGGAAACCCACAGCTCCCCCAAGTTTGTGCCTACTGCTTGCATTCCTTGTGTTGCAACTTGGAGAATACCTGGAACATAAAACTTCGGGTCCTCACCCATTTGTAATGGTGTTGTCAAAACATTAAAATGTTCTGTCACTTGTTCTGAGGGCGCGCACTCTATTGGATGTATCATGTTACACGAGGGTACGGTGGATGTAGAGAATTCATGTGCTTCCATAGCTTCTTTAGATCTAAAAGGCTGGGTACCTGTCATATAATTTGGTTTGACTACATAATCTGTAGCCATAACTAAGGTACCTAAGGCAGTGTTTGAGCTAGCAACTGAATTACCGGATTTGGACTCAAAAGAAAATAATAATCCTTTGAATCTATATTGTTGAAAATTACGGGCAATAGTTGATAGCCAGGGGAATAGAGATTGATTTGTTGGATAAATTGGCCAAGTTCTAGCTCCAAATGTAGTCGCAGATCCTTCCACGGTTCCTAGGGATTTAAAGTCTCCTATAAACTCTCTGTGTCGAATGTGCATTACTCTATCACTTGGTTTGAAAATTGGCGCACCATTATCGGTGGCTAACGTGTTAGATTTGACCTTATAGTCTCCATATCCTGTTACTGCTTTAAAAGCTCTATGTGCTGAATCCCCCAACTGTGAGCCCATTTCTGAGCCCAAGCCAAGGTATGAGGTTCCCATGCCTCCTAGCCTTCTAGCTAGGGCATTGATAACCGGGTTGATTTCGTAGTCCCCAGAACCTTTAACAGTTCTAGGTCCAGCTTTTATAGTATAATGAATTTTGTTTCCTTTCTTTTTGTTTGTATTTAATTTATTTAATTTAAGTTTGGGAATTTTAATCATCAGTTAATGTGTGAGATTAAAATTATTTCATGCCCCACCTTTATAATACTATAAAGGGTTGTCCACGGAACGCAACTTGTCAAAGAATGTGGGATAATTTATTACTGCAGGTATTTCTTTAACATTATGGAGTGCTTCCTCGAACTGTTTTTCGCATTGGTCTAAGTCTAACCCATACCTCGTCATAAAAAAGTGGTGGGAACGTGTCTTTGATTTAGTACAGGTTTTATTGACTGCGACTTGGATTTTGTATTCGTACTTCTCGATAACTTTATCCCTAAGGGCGTCATCCTTCTGAAGATCAAGAGTTAAATCTTGTATTCTCCTAAAGTAAGTGTCAATCAGTGGTAAATGTTGCGCATTCTTGAAACATATGGTTAAATCACGCATATGCTCTCGAGCATCTTCAACATTCTTTACTGTCGTACTTATTGTATGTCCAACTTTATCCAAAAATCTGCCAGGTTTGGGTCCTAAAACTATCGTCTCTTTACCATCTACGATGGCTGGATAGAACAAGGCTGAGCAGAATTCAATTTTAGCTAGGTCATGTGTATGTTGCATCTTAGATTTTAATCCTAGACCTGCTAGCGTTTGTGGGATTCTTTCCACTTCTTTTAGGAACATTTCTTTGGTTATTTTAGGGTGCTGAAATCTAGCTGTCTCTAGGATGATGACATTATCATCACCCATCACGAGCATTGAAAACTTTCCAAAATCGAAATTTCCAGCGCTAAGAACCCATAAATGCGTAAGCATATTTATTAATGAATTCCCAACGGTTGTATTAGGATCACCAGATTTTCTGGTGCCAGGACAAGTAAAGGCACAACCCTTTCTTGTTTTTCCGAAAGTGACTTTTTGTTTTTGAATCATGTCCGTTATTCCTTTTGGTAGTCCAAATCTTTTGTAGAGGAGTAGTTCACAATCAATAAAATGTTCTCCAAAAGTTTGGTCATAGCCTGAAAAATCGTCCATAAGAAACAAAGGCTCGTCGAATCTGAGAAGTTGCTTCTCCATCCATTGGCCTACCATCTCTCCGGTCATACCCCCCGCGTACGCTACATTACTCTCAATTCCCATATTGTCTTTCATCGCTGTCTGTATAGTATACATATATGGTCCGATAACTTTAGCCCAATAAGGGTCTGGCATAGAAATATTTCTTGGGTTTTTCACCTCATGCAGTAATAAATCACTTCTAACCAGAAGTTCGGTCTTTGTAAACACCTGATAAGTCAATTTATCAGTCGGCTTGGCATCTCTATATCGATTCTGTTTTTCTCGTGGAAAACGTGAAACCCATTTCTCAAAGGGTTCTGGTTCCATCGACGAGCTAAACCCCGCAAATAAATGAAAAACACCCAAATCATGTTGCATATAATGCAAAAATTGATGACATGCATGGATGTTAGGCTCAATTGGTAGCGGAAGAACTCTGGTAAGGATTGACTGCTCATTATTTTCTGGAGTATTTTTATAAGCTTGTGGAATCGCATCGGATGGGACTATTCCCACCACTGCTGACACCGGAGCTTCAATATCCGTAGGTTTTAATGGCATAGGCACTTGTGTTATTATTGCTCCTTTTCTGGGTGGTAAGGGTGGTTTTTCAAACCTACTCGATTTTGCACCAGGGAGTTGTATGAGAGTTGGGGAGGTCAGGACTTCATCGGTCTTTAGTCTCTGACCCGTTCCAGTATTAGAATAGTGTCTAACCCATTTAGCAGCCGAATTACCTTCAGGCTTGCTATTATCAACCATAGTTAAACACCATCTCCATAACTCAGCCATAAACTGAGTCAAATACACTAGAATTGTGGCGAGCGTCACCCAAGCGATGGTCCCAGTTAGAAAGCTATAGGGAGCCAAACGCAAGGTTGAACCAACTTTTGCTCTAGCAATTCCAGCCATCAGGATTGCTCCAAAGATGGGGAAATATTCAACAACGCAGCTCAACATTTTATCTTGCGACAAATATGTCTTTACCAACTTAGACCAAAGCCCATCGTTGAATTTAAAATCTAATGCATTATTATATGTTGTAATTTCTTCCTGTTTTAGTGAAACAGAGTTCAACAATGCATTAGTCTCAGTGATAAGTGTGGATGAATAAGCAATCTTTACATGTTCTAATATATCACTCCACAAGAGTTCAGAGTTTTGTGCTAATTTCCTACCCTCTTGAGTCATAGATGCCCAAGTTGAAGGGGTTCGCGGAAACGCTAAATATTTACTCTTTAAAGAATTTAATAAAGGCAGGTCCAGAAGGTGCAAATCCTTATCAGCTGTTAACAAACAAAGACTACTTCCTCCCAGAGTAACAGACCACTTGAATATGCTATCTTCAAGTACAAGCTCCTTGTGCAACGAAAGATTTGACTTCTCCATCACACAGCTCGGGTCCATTAAAATAAACTTAATGACTTTCGTATCACCAACCTTCCTCCATTCTTTCCAGGTAACTCTGTAACCTTCACATTCGAAGTAGTTCTCAGTCCTTATCCAGTCCAGAGATGGGTGTCGATAATTTTCCAAATCATTGCCATTAGACATCGCTACGGCGCCTTTGTGTTTTGTGTAATACGCTTCTTTATTATTTAAGTGCCCCTCAACTTTGTCAAATAAATGGGTTATACAATAAAACTCCTTATCCTTGCAGCCCAAGATAGCTTTTAGTATCTCTTGCTTAGACAAGTAATAAAGAGTATGCACAGAAATCATAATTTCAGGTTCATCAAAACATTTACAGTCTATAAACTTACAGACACAGCTCTTACCACGAGTCTTACTGACTCTAGCTGCGCCGTCTCGGCTTATAACTGGGTGAACACTCCAAATGCAATTCAACTTATCAAAATTCTTGATGGGATTACCACCGATATCTACATAGGTTTTACCTATTTTGTCAAGTTGTTGCACCAAAAACTCTCTCGCTGCCCATGCAGTTGGATGAGTGTGGCTGGCTTTACCAGTTATTACTTTGCAATTCATGTCGGCGGATAACTTCTCGCTCACGTCAGGATTAATATAAAATGGGACGTAGAATTCCAAAGGGTGTTCAATTGGTTTAAATACTGCTTGCGCAGGGATTCCTGATTGCTCAGGGATTTTAACTCCACCTGCTGAGACTAAGGTTGCCCTTCGGTCTTTTGCGGGTGATGATTTCTTAAAAGATTTAGCACTAACGTTAGACATTGAGCCAAATGGAAATAAGAAA